GTGTAAAGCTATAATGGTTGTTTCTATAACTCATTATAATGCGGAAGATGTGGTAATCGATGAGATTTGTGTGATGAAGATGTCAGTGTTACCAGTGGCTTGTCCAGTGTAGCCTGAAAGGGTAATAGCATTTGCAGCTCCAGTGCCTGGGGTATTAACATCGAACAGGACAATTCCAACAGCGGTATTACTGGTGGTGCTTTGTCTCAAACTAAAGCCATTGTTACCAATTGCTAAAGTGTTGGATGTAATATTAGCTCCTGGGGTGAATGCGCCAATGCCTGTGACGGAACCATTTAACTGGTATGATACCAAGTAACGGCCAACAATTGGTAGTGTGAAAGTAGAAGGAGTAGTGATGATTGGTAAAGTGCTAGCAGATGAAAGTGTGCCTACGCCTGGCACACCAGTAGATGTACCGGTTGTGCCAAGGAAAGCGCTTCCAGCAGCTGCTGCAGTCAACGCAGGATATTCACGCAAATGTGCGAATGGCAAATTAGAGCCAAGGGGCGTTGGTATCTTTGGTCTAATCAGATCACAATCGTATGACACCCAAAGTTCACCGATGACTGCTGCGGCTTGCATGCCGGATGTTGCCAGTTGAAAATTGCCACAGTCGTACAAATGAATGTCCCCAGTTGCGGGAACAACACCTGTTCTGACAAAATGGTTTTCCAAAACATTCAACCTACGCATGCATTCAATGGCATGGAGATTCGATTTAGACGGCACTTCAGAAGTAGCAAATTCATAAGCCTCCATTTGGATCTTTGAAGTAAAATTTGCTTGAAGTGAGTCATAGTTCGTAGCCATTATCACGCTACCTAGGGCAGTATTTGTGGAACTCATAGCGTTAGAAGAGAGTGATTTAAACTCAAAAACTAAGCCTTTCATATGGTATTGTTCAAAATTTGCTGCAAGTAACGATAATAGCGGGAATGTAGCACTTAAACCTGGGTTAATTGGGTAGGATGCCAATGAAAACGCAACTGAACCAGTAATGTCGCCGAGACATTCTCTATGACAGACGTTGACAGTTCCACGCCTTCCATGTTGGAAGACTGGTGGACCGGAAGAGGGGATGAGTGAATTTTGTTTGACTTCATAGTCTCCGAAGCCGACGATTCTAGAGAGCAAGTCTCCAGCTTGTTCGCCAACTCTTCGACCAACAGGTCCCAAGTAGGAACCGAGAAATCCCCCTCCTGCTTTAAACGTGCCTTTAGGTATAAAAGACGTGTATGGCTTTGGTTTTGGTTGCTGTACGGTTGTAACGATGCTCTTCTTAACTGGGGTGAATGTAACTTTTCTACCTTTGGCATTCTTGGATTTGGATATGGTTGATTTTCGCATTATATGATATATTGTAACTGTCACTTAATACGGATGTTTGGCCTAATAATGAACGTTAGTCAAGTATGTTCAAAAGTGAACGGTAACCAAGCTTACCGTGCCAACACCCGAGGTGGGGCCTTAACCCACCCCTTGTTTCGATTTGTTCCTGTCAGGATGTTTGAATCTGCAACCTTTAGTTGTACAGTTGCGACCTTTCCTGCAGGGACGTACCTCTTTACCTTTTGGCCTTACATCCCCACGAAGTGGGATTTGGTTTGCTAAAGGTGGCCCGACGACTTCCTCATTAACTATCGCTGTCTCCTTAGAAACAGGGTCAACGGGTGGGCAAAAAGAGGGCAAATCTAATATGTCTTCTATACTTTTGCAGTCTTTCAAAGCTAACATAAATTTCGGGTAATCAAAGAACGGGAAAACAATGTCTAACTCATCCCCCATCCAAACACTGGCTTGGTTGGGGTATTGGTTACCATCTGAGTATTGTGAATTCCAGAGTGACAAGTGATCCGCATAAACATATTTTGGGGCAATCCTTTCCATCGCTTCTATTAAATGCATGAAGATTGGTGTACCTCTGTCAGTATAAGACATAGCGGTACATTTCTCCATGAACTTTACCTTTGGAGTGATGTTTGGTGGCAAACATGGGGTAGCATGGAACTTAGACAAGGCTCTTGGCAAATCACACATCGAAGTGTTATCACCATGCCAAACCTGCGGACCATAAAATCGAGCTAAGAAATTGACACCTCTGCAACCTCGTTGCACGGTATCAATTTCCAACAACTGGCCAACAAACACTGCTGCTTTTGTGTAAGCCTTTTCGCATGTGTCAGCTGTAAAACCGTCGTCTCCGCCATATAAACCGAGTGCCTTATAGGCTTCCTGTGGTGTTGGAAACCTGCCTGTACTATCCTTAGTCATACGTTGTGCTAGAAATGCTACAAACGCTGAGGCTAATGAATTGAATTGAGCAGTTTCGGGACTGCCAGACAGACGTGACCAATCTGTATCATATTTGACACCAGAGGTGGATTTTCCTTTCAAATGATGTTGAGATGCCAATGCGTCTAACAATTGATCGTGGTAAACTCTCCTAAACGCTCTTAACATAGTGCGTTGTTCCAATTCTCGTAATATATTGCTCACTCTGCCATCCATGCGTGAAAAGTCAGTTTGTTGTACTGACTTTGCAGTAGCACATATTTCGGTAACGCGATTTGCAATCTCTAATGGTTTCTTGCCAAAAGCGTACCAATCAGTGTCATGCAACACTTTGGCAAATGAGTATGAAAATGTGGAATATTCTAGTTTATCACATCCATTGATTTGTGAAATTGGACGTGGATCTTTGATATTTTGGTATGCCTCTCGTTTGAGAAACATTTTAACTTTACGTTGTGGTGCTTCGTAGAATGCATGGTTTAAAATAGATCTTTGTGTTGGACGGTTTTGTTTATCTTGGACTTCATCCAAATCCACAGGATCTAATGCATGCTTTATCGGCAGCAATTGTTCTATGAACTCATCCATTATCGTACTTACAAATGGTGGTAGCGTTAGGTCTGGTGTTTTAATTGACTCTATACGTTTCTCAATGCACTTACGTTCGTTAGCTTCACATAATGCAGGAGCATAGCATCCATCTAAAATCGGCTTCATATAAGCCACCAAAGATGGTTTTGCTTCAAAATCAAAACCAGTAGTGTAATACTGGTAGGTTTTGATCCCAGCCTCGACTGGGAATACTTGCATTGGAAAAAGTTTTGCTTTTGAACGATGGTACTCTAATAAAACGGTGCCACCTACACGATCGCCATCATTGTATGACAGTACTTGTGGTAGAGTTAAATCATATTTGCTTGTACGACAAATGCTTGACAACGCATCATCGACATCCATCGGGGTCTTTGACACCACAAAAGAGTCAACTTTGCTTGTATGAACATGCATGACATTTGTTACGTTCTCAATCATACGCGTGAAGTCTCCATGGACAACAGAATATCTACCTAAAGTATTTGAATATAGATATTTCGAAAATATTGTACCAATGAGACCCCAGCGTGCCAGTGGGGTTAAGCTCACAAGATCATGGTCTTGGTCAGTGGACCTCCGATCAATCAAATAAGCGGTTGATTGTATTGGAATTCCAAATATACGTCTCACAGCTAATAAGTTATCGAAGTTATAGTCCCAAACAGGATGGACATAGGAGGAACCACCATTAACATGGTAGACCACTTCGTTGTTCTTATTAAACGTGTAATTGTAATCGTCTGAGGATCGTGCAACTGACTTAGGCTGTAATGTGTAAAACACGTGCGGTATCATGGGGTTATCATTAAGCATCTTCGGGATATCAACATAATAGTCAACATCCACCATAGCAAACAAATTATCGTTATTCAATCGGTCCTCAGCGGCCTTAACGCCAACATCTTTTATCCAATGGTAATCACGATAACCAACACGGTTGTGTCTAATATCAGATTTTGCCAATTGGTAAAAATATGGTGTATAACCAGTTGTGGACCCTAAACGATCTATAAATAATGAAGCCCCTGACCTATCTGCAGCTGATCTGGGATGTGTGTGAGTTTTAACTTTTGACTGTGAAAGTAAAACAAGATTATTGAATTGTTTCCTAAAATTATCCGGTTTGAGTATGGGATAATTTGCGGTCCTGTCTACGACGTATGAAAATACCAAACGTCTCTTACCGTATAACAGGTAAAGCGCTGCAGCAGTGATGACCACACCACTGATGCAAAGGATAACAACCGTGCTCCAGCGATAAAATAACGCTTGGAACACTAAGGAATAATACTCAACCATGCACATGAAATTGGAATACATGGAAGGTGAAACATGCGGTGAAACGGCACAGAGGAATTGATCATCATTGATCCATCCGTGGCTCACAAGCATGCAATACAGTGCTTTCGGAGAATGAGTTAACATCTTGAATGCACACCGGTTGAC